AATAACAAATATGTTCCTATGAATCCTCGTGAGTGGATTAATGAGTTTAATTTAACTGTCAATGTTGGTTTAGGTACAGGCACAAAACAAGAGCAGTTGGCTGTTATGCAAATGATTCTCGACAAACAAGAACAGATCATTACACAGTATGGTCTAGCTAACCCATTAGTTAATCTTAAACAGTATCGAGATACATTAGCTAGATTTGTTAATATGGCTGGGTTTAAAGATGATAGTCAATTCTTAATGAGTGTTACGTCAGAACAGGCACAGCAACTTGCTCAACAACAAGCACAAGCAGGACAAACAAATCCACAGGTAGAAGCTGCACAAGCTATTGCTCAAGTTGAACGAGAAAAAGCTCAATTAAAAGCACAAACAGATCAAGCAAAACTTGAATTAGAGAAACAGCAGCTAGAACTAAAAACACAACGTGAAATGCTTGAGTTGCAACAAAAACAAATTCAATTTGAAAAAGAAATGGCAATTAAAGAAATGGAGCTTGCACAAAAAGCTAAAGCCGATGATGACAAGACTCGTATTTCAGAATCTAAAGAACTTATTAACGCATTAGATAAAATTAAAAACATAAGCACCATACAATGATAAGTAAGCAAGATATTGCAGACATACTAAAGAACGAATCGTTTAACGAGGCAATAGATTCTATTATTGAAGAACATTTAAACGTCATTACTTACTCTAATGATGATGAGGTTGAGATTAGAGAAAGAGCTTATCAACGTATTAAAACTACCAAAGAATTACTAGCACACCTTCAATCAATTGTTGACTCCAGCAAAATTGAAGATGCTCGTTGGAAAATTTAGGGAAATCTCCCTACTTGGTTGCTAGTACCTAACTAGCAAATAAAAAGGAAATAAAATGGAAGAGCAAACCACGACTCCCGAACAGGGAAGTGAAACTCTAACTGTGAATGAAGCAGCTAACGCATTTGAAGGCTTCTTAACAGCAGCAGAGGATTCACCAGAACAACCAGAAGCTGATGAAACAGAAGCAGAAGATAGTTCAGACTATGAAGAAGCTGTAGAAGCTACTGAAGATGATGTAGTTGATGCAGAAGATGTAGACACAGATGATGACAATGAAGTTGAAGAAGAGGAACAACCTCAAACCTTTCGTGTAAAAGCGGCAGGTGAAGAAAAGGAAGTCACCCTCGAAGAATTAATGCAAGGTTATCAACTTGGTGCTGATTACACTAAAAAGACTCAAGAAGTTGCAGAACTTCGTAAAGCAAATGAAGCTGAACGACAAGCAATAGAAGAGTCTAAAAGAGTTAGAGATACATATGCTCAACGGCTACAAGCGATTGAACAATTCCTGACACAAGGGGATAGTCAAGAAGATTTAGCCGTAATGAAAGAGAACGACCCGATAGGATATGCAGTTAAAGTCGCTGAAATGACTGAAAAGAAAGAGCAATTAAACGCAGTAAGAGCCGAGCAGCAACGCATTGCCCAACAGCAACAAGCGGAGCAATCTCAAGCCATGCAGAATTTTGTTGCTCAAGAAGCACAAAAACTAGCACAAGTCCTTCCAGAGTTTTCAGATAAAACCAAAGGCGAACAAGTCCGTAATGAAATTCGCAACTATGGTAAAAGTGTGGGGTACACAGACAATGAGTTAGCTCAAGTCTATGATTCTCGCCATGTCATCACGCTACATAAAGCTATGCTGTATGACAAGCTACAGAAATCTAAACCTAGTGTGAAGAAGAAAGTAGCTGAAGCACCGAAAATGGTGAAGTCAGGCACTAAGGTTAAGCAAAGTGTAAGTGATGCACAAAAGAAACAAATGGCAAGGCTAAGGCAAACTGGTAAAAAAGAGGATGCCGCAGCTTTATTTGAAAACTTTATATAAACAAGGATGTGAATAAAAATGGCAACATTTCAAACTTATCAATCCATTGGTAATCGTGAAGATTTAACCGATGTGATTTACAATATCTCTCCTACTGATACTCCTTTTATGAGTTCAGTTGGTAAAACAAAAGCAACTGCTGTTTACCACGAATGGCAAACAGACGCACTTGCAGCAGCCGTAGCTAATAACGCAGCAGTTGAAGGTGCAGATGCAACATCATTAACTGTTACTCCAACAGCTCGTGTTGGTAACAGAACTCAGATTTCTACAAAAACAGTACAAATCGCTGGCACTCAAGAGTCAGTTGATAAAGCTGGTCGTAAATCTGAAAAAGCATATCAATTAGCTAAAGCATCATCTGAGCTAAAACGTGATATGGAAAAAACATTACTATCTAACAATGTAGCTGCTGCTGGTGATTCTTCAACAGCTCGTACATTAGGTGGTTTACAAGCATGGTTAGGCACTAATGCTGTTTTAGGTGCAAGCGGTACAGCAGGTTCAGGTGGTACAACTGCTCGTGTATCTGGTACAGATGCAGCATTTACAGAAGCTATGCTTAAATCTGCTGTTAAACAAGCATTTGTACAAGGTGGTAACCCATCTGTTCTTATGGTAACTCCAACACAGAAACAAGTAGTATCAGGTTTTGCTGGTATTGCTGAACAGCGTTATCAAGCTCCATCAAATGCTCCTACAACTATTGTTGGTGCTGCTGATGTATACCTATCAGACTTCGGTACATTATCTGTTGTTCCTAACAGATTTATGACTGCTGATTCTGGTGACGGTGGTGAAGTAGCATTTGTTCTTGACCCAGAGTATGCAGCAGTTGCATACCTACGCCCATTCCAAACTAATGAATTGGCTAAAACTGGTGACTCAGAAAAAACTCAACTACTCGTTGAATACACTCTTGAAGTGAAAAACGAAAAAGCTCACGCAATTATTGCTGACTTAGCTGAGTAATACGGTTAATAGCCCTCTTCGGGGGGCTTTTACCCCTAAACTGTCATATATGACATATTGGATAAATTATGAAAAAACATAAATTTCACGATACAGATGATGGCGGTATAGTTATCGCAACAGAGCAAGATGTAACAGATATTGTTGAGCAAAATAAAAAAGAATACAACGCATCAACTAGCACTTGGGGCAACGATATATTTGACAATAAGATTGCAAGTATCCCTATGGTAGCAATAGATGAGTTAAACAAACAAGGCATTATGCGAGGATTCCATGTGCTTGACCAAAAGAAATTTAAAGAATTTTTAAATCATCCAGACAACCGATTTTTTAGAACAAAACAAGGCAGAATCTAAATGGCATTTTTTACTAATTATGCAACGCTAAAAACTACGATAGCAAACTATTTAGCTCGTACTGATTTAACAGACCAGATACCAGAGTTTATTCGTCTAGCAGAAGATAGATTGCGTAGAGATTTACGCATTAGACCTATGCTAAAAGTAGCTACTGCATCAACTACCGCAGGCGATGCAACGGTATCATTACCTAGCGACTTCCTAGCAATGAAAGATTTGCACATAGATTCTAATCCAGTAGGCGTTGTGCAGTTTGAAAATACATCTAACTTCTTTAGGAACACAAGGTCTAAACAATCAGGTCAACCAAGATTTTATACACTTTTAGGTAGCGAATTTCAGTTCGCACCAATACCAGATTCTGCTTATACATTACGCATGGTTTATTACTACAAACCAGATTATTTAAGCGACAGTAATTCATCAAACTTATTTTTAGCTAACTGCCCAGACTTGTTACTTTATGGGTCATTAGGTGAGGCTGAACCCTATTTGATGAATGATGAAAGACTACAAACTTGGGCAGCATTGTACCAAAGAGGCGTAGATTCACTAACACGAAGTGACGATGATAGCGAATATCCATCTTCTCCTATGTCAATAACATTATCAACGAGGTAAATAAAAAATGTCAGAATTTAGTAATTATTCAGAAAATTTAGTCATCAATGTATTATTAAGAAACGCATCTCATACAGGAGCTGCAACCATCTATGTAGGTTTATTTACTACAGACCCAACAGATGCAGATACAGGTACAGAAGTATCAGGAGGTTCTTACGCAAGAACAGCAGTTACTTTTGCTGTACCATCTAACGGTGTTACAACTAACAGTGCAGATGTTGAGTTTCCACAAGCAACAGCTTCATGGGGAACAGTATCACATATCGGAATATATGATGCTTCAACATCAGGTAATTTAATATGTCACACACCTCTAGATGTTTCTAAAACCATTGATACAGGTGATATCTTTAAAATTGCAACAGGCAGTTTATCAATCACAGTAGCTTAATAAAGGAATAAAAATATGTCTACAATAGTAACCAGAGCTGGTAAGGGAACAGCATTAACCCATATAGAGGTTGATGCTAACTTTACTAACTTAAATACTGACAAAATACAAAGTGGAGATACTGTACCTTCTTTAACGATTACTACTGGGACTGTTACCACATTAACTGCAACAAACGATGCCACCATCAACGGACTCACTGTAGGTAAAGGTGCTAATGCCGTATCTAGTAACACAGCTGTTGGTTTCCAAGCATTGTATGATAAT